GCATCACGGGCAACCTGACCGGCATCAGGGGCGACCTGAGCGGCATCAGGGGCGACCTGAGCGGCATCAGGGGCGACCTGACCGGCATCAGGGGCAACCTGGCCGACATCAGCGGCAACCTGACCGGCATCAGCGGCGACCTGAGCGGCATCAGGGGCGACCTGACCGGCATCAGCGGCGACCTGGCCGACATCAGCGGCAACCTGACCGGCATCAGCGGCGACCTGACCGGCATCACGGGCAACCTGACCGGCATCAGGGGCGACCTGAGCGGCATCAGGGGCGACCTGACCGGCATCAGCGGCGACCTGAGCGGCATCACGGGCGACCTGAAGCCAGAGGCAGAGAGCGAGGTGAAGGCATGAGCGAAGAGGCGCTGAAGAGCCTGAAGTGCCCCGAGTGTGGCAAGCCAGCAAGCGAACACATGAGGGCAATGCGTGATGCAAGCAAACATCTTTGCATCCAGTCTCAGCAATCCATCCTGCTCCACCACCTGAACGCGGCGCCCGAGGCCCCCGATGCCTGAATATATCTGTGACAGCGCAGGGAAGTCGTGCGCTAATTGTCCTCACGGCGTACCGCACGAAAAAAAGTTTTCAGACGACATCGAGAAAAACTGGTGCAGCGATGTGAAGATGAGGTGCTTCGCATTCAGCAAGAGAGTCCGCTGCATCCCCTACAAGGAGGTCAAGCCGTGAGCGAAGAGCTGAAGGAAGCCCAGCCGCCAGAGCAAAAGGAGGATGATTGCCCAATGGGGTGCAGAAATGGCTATATGCCTGATGCCGCGCAAGCTTGGGACATACCAGGGCACCCTATTCCAGAGTGTCCTTGGTGCCGCATGAAGGCCGACCACGCCGCCCGAGTGGCCGAGCTTGAGGCCGAGCGGGACGCGCTCAAGGCCAAGCTGGATAAGGCGGTGCAGGCCAGGGAATCCGTCAAGAACATGGCTCAAATGATGGAAGCCCAGTTAAGGCGCAATGAACACAGAGGCGGCTGGGATAATTGCTGCCGCGCATATTTTTTGGAAAAGCTTGAAATCAATCTCAGGGACTTGCGCCACAACCTAGATGCAGGTCTGCACGCAGTAGCTCAACGTGACTGCGCTGATATAGCAAACTTCTCAATGATGCTGGCAGAGAACGAGCGTAGGGAGCATCCATGGGTGCTTGGCTACACGGCGGACGGAGGGGACGGCATGACTACGCAAGAGCGGAGGATGGCAAAATGACCGCCATCGAAATCGTTAACCGCCTCGCAGCTATCCGCGAGGAGCATCTAAGCTGGCAGGCGCGGCTGGATGCCTGCCCCAATAGCCTGCATCGTGGTGGCCACGGCCTACATGGCCTGGACTGCCCGCAGCCCTGCCCATTTGCGGGCCGATGGGAGGACCGAGAATGAGCCAGAGATGGAAAACATGCCCGGACTGCGAGGGCAGCGGAGAGCAGGAACCCGAGGCCGCGGAAGATACCACTATCTGCCAGCGATGCAGCGGCCAGGGCGGCTGGGTGGACGATGACGGCGATGAGCGGTACGAGGCCGCGCGGGATGACCGCGCAATCAAACAGGAGGCAAACAAATGAGCGAAGCGCTGAAGCGATGCCCTTTCTGCGGGAGCGAGGCGCACATATCCAAAAATTACCCCCATCCGGATGCGACGATATATCGCATCGGGTGCCCTACCTGCCTATGCTATTTGGAGGGAGAGGGCATTGCGGGTTTAGGCGAGGCAGCCTCAAGATGGAACGCCCGCGCCCAGCCAGCCGCCGAGAGGACGGAGGAAGGGGAGGACGAGGGCGAAGCGTGGGAGCCCGATGAGTTTTCAGATGGACCATACACCAACCTGGCGGATGGGAGGATGGAGCCAGCGGCGGATATTGACGCTCCTGAATATGGCGACATGCAACTATGGTATCCTCGAGAGGAATGGTATCCCCTGCTTTGCGCGTGGCGGACATTCGCCGCCCGCGTCTCTGCGCTTGAGGCGGAGAAGGGTGCGTTAGAGAATCAGCTACTCGGTTCCTCCGATTGCATTAAGTTTACTCAGGAGCCCCAATGACCACGCAAGAGAGGCGGGACAGGAAGCCAGACCCCAAGAGCATCATCTGCAAGTGCGGACACAGCGCAGCGCATCACAAGGATACGGACAACCACAACAATCTAGGTTGTCATTTTCAATGGCACGGCCCAACCCAATCTCAGGTGACTGAATGGATATGCTGCCCATGCGGGATGAGCAAGCAAAGGCTTTTGCGGTCTCCAACGAAAGCCAGCGCAAAGCCGGAGAGTTCTTCGCCCAGCAAGCGAGCGAAACGATAACCAGGGCGGGGTATTTTGATGCTTGCCTAAATAGTTTGAGGCGGGGAGGCAATGGGCTCCATAGCGCAGACTGTCCAGCCCCATGCCCTGCCCATCGAGATGTCAGCGGGGGGAGCTCGGGCGCGCCCTGCAGAAGCAGGCAGATTTGCATTGGGACACAAGCGCTGAGGAAGAAGTCGAATTGTAAATCGCATTCAGATTCCTGTCGACTTGGTCCCGTCTTATAAGGGATTCAAGTAATTAAATCAGCGATTGAACTGTCAAGAATCCCTTGACAGTTGGCCGCCCACAGGGGTAAGGAGCCCAAGCCATGATTCAGCACATCAAGCACCACAAAAACTGCGCCTACACCAAGGGCTCCGGCTTCGCGCCCGCTCCCCTGGCGCACCGCAACACCACGCGCTGCCAATGCGGCGCGCAAATCAAAATTGAGTGCGCGGGCTGCGGCGCTCTGATATGGGAGAACACGAATCACTCCGCTGTCTGCATACTAGCCCAGCCCCATGCCGCCTGACTGGTGGCTGGTCAAACTAATCGAGGGCGCGGACTGGACGGAGGATGAGTTGGAGGCGGTATTCATAATCCCGCTTGATTCATATTTTTAAACGGGTTATAATCAACTGCGGGCGTTCCCCATCGGGGACAATAAAAACAAAACACGGCTTGGCGAATAGCTGAAGCTCTGGACGCCCCAAAAGAAAGGCATGGCGATAAATGATAAAACCTAAATACCTAGAAATAGAGGCCCAGAAATTAAGACTTCTTAGAAAGAACCCGCAATATTTAACGCCTAAACAAATGGATAGTCTAAAAAGAAGTATTGAAAGAGACGGCTTTTTAGCTCCTATTGTAGTTAGAGAAATTGGAAACGATGAGTACGAAATAGTCAGCGGAAATCATCGATTTATGGCTGGGAAAGAGTTAGGCATGACAGAATATCCCGTTGTTTTGATTGATATGTCAGAGATGCAATGCAAAAGAATTGCCATGAATTTAAATACAATTCACGGAGACCCCCCGGCAGAACTAATCGCTCCCTTTTTGGCTGATTTGCCAGACGAAATTTTAATAGATATTCATTTAGATAAACAAATTTTGAAAGAAGTTCTTGAATTTGATGACAAGTTGAAGGTGATGCTAGATGAATACAAATCTCCCGATGAATTTAGTCGAGCAACACCAGGAAATTCAGAAACCTGCAAATGTCTTAATTGCGGGAGAGTCCATTTGCGTATGCAAAAATGATTTTGAAGTTGTTCTAGGCAGGCCTGGAGAGTATAGAATCGCCAAGAAACTGTTGAATAGTGCAAGATATCCTGCATTTGTTGGGGAAAATAATTGGTCGATAAACGCAAAAAATGGAGGGTGTTATTTTTATTGTTTTTCTGGTGAAAGAATAGCCATAAGCATATCAAATCCAAGGAGAAACCAGCTTTTAACTTTGGCTGTTTCGAGAAAATATCAAGGCCGCGGATTCGGGGACAAGATAGTTAGATTTTTAAACTCTTCATTTGTTAGAGCGACCGAGCAAATGGGGCCATGGTTTGAAAAAAGAGGATACGAAAGGATTGGAGAGCCAATTCCAGGCAGAAATTTAAAGACAATCATCCTTGTAAAAGTTGGTTTAAGACAAACGGCAGGAAGACTTAGGAGGATTTATGAAAGCAATAATGCTTAAGCCTAAATGGGCTAATCTTATAGCAGATGGGGTGAAAACTCTTGAAACGCGGAGTTGGGCAACAAGATACAGAGGACCTATTATTATTGCTGCTTCTCAGCCTCAAGGGGAAACAGTTTGTACAGCCGAAATTGTTAATTGTCGGAAAATGATAAAAGAGGACGAAAAGGCTTCCTGTGTTGATTTTTCTCCCTTGCTTTTTGTTTTTGAACTTCAGAATATACAATTGGTTAAGCCGGAAAAGATAAAAGGAAAATTGGGTATTTTTGAATTTGAGGGCAATCATGACCAATAAGACTAAGAATAGGACTCCATCAACACCAGGGCCGAAGCCCTTTGTTCCAAAAGAAGAGGATATCATTAAAGCTGAGGCCATAGCTACTCAAGCATTTAGCTACGGAGCAATAGCGGCGAGATTTGGAATGTCGGTCGACACTCTTGCAAGAGTTAGAGAAGAATATCCTGATTTTTCGGATGCTTTAAAGAGAGGAAAGTTAAAAGCCGTGGCCCCGCATGATAGCAGGGCCACGGCTAAAATTGCGCGGAAGTGAAAAATCAGAAAGACGCTCCGGGGAAATACTTGGCCGCCGTGCCGCTGATATCCCATACCAGGCCATTGAGCAGCGGGTCAAGCGGGATGCTGGCCATGAAGCCCACAAGTGGGCGCTCCTGATTGGCTCCGAGATTCCACGCCGCCGAGACGCCAAAATATTTGTATCCCACCGCGACACTATAAACGGGGCGGGTCGAGCCGGTGCCGGTCGAGACGCCGATGGAAAATGGCGTGATGAAAACCAAGGGCTCAAAATTAATCTTGCCCTCGGTGCTCTCGGTGTAGGTGCCCCAATAAAAACTATACTGCATCCCCGCCACGCTCTCAGCGGTCGGCGTCAAAGTCCCGTCCGTGTTGAGCTGGTAGAGCGCGCCCTGAGCCAGCAGGGACGGCGTGGCCATAAATCCGCGCGCAGTAGTGGTGGTATCGGCAGACAGCCCCGCACCCAGGCCCAGCAGCAGGCCGCACAGCATGACCATCTTGGCCGTGGGAGAAACGCCCTTGCCAATCCATGCCCAGACCTTGGGAAACTTGCCCTCCAACTCCACAGCCCACGGCTGTTCATTTGCCCAATGGGTTGCCTGAGTCAGCACCACAGCGCCGGTAACAGCGTCCACGCCAGAAAGCCCGCCGAGCGCATGGGCGAGATAGCCAATGGCCGCGCTGAAAATGGTCGGCAGCAAAGCCTTGATCGGGAAGGCCCACACAGGCAGAGCCGCAGCGATAGCGGTCTCAATCGCCGCCTGAACGGGAGTGGCCAAGAGCCAGGCCAGCAGAGCAGATAGAGCCAGGCCGGGGAGTAGATGCACAATGCCCAGCCAGTCGGTGCTGTTGATGACAGAAAGCGCCTGGGCCGTGGTGGTGATGGGGTTCATGGGGTTCTCCGAGTGTGCGGCTAGGCCGCGAAATAGGCAGATGCACGGCGCACCCACCCGATGAAAAACTTGCGCTGCGTGGGGTCCACTTCGGCCAGGTCAATGTAGTGGCGGAGCCAGTAGCCCAGGAATTGCGCCTCGATGTCAGCGGACCTCTCCTGCCCGACTGCCGACAGGGTATCCCGGCCCATGACGCCGTCAACGGGCAGCGACAGGTCGAGCGCCAGGTTGAGCGCCCGCTGGACCCATTGGACGACTACCACAGGCCCGCAGTTGATGGCCGCGCTGAACACAGCGCCAGCGAGCGGGTCCGGCAGTAGGTCGCAGCGGCAAGCCTGCCAGTAGTTGGCCAGGTAAAAGCTGCGCACCAGGGCCAGAAGCGTAGGGTCGGTGAGCGCCACGCCGCTGTCAATGAGCGCCCAGCCGGGCCAGGTGGAGTTGAAGACCTCGCTGATGCCGCAATAGGTGCGGCCGCCATGGTCGCCCGGCACGTCCTCTAGCACCCGGCCCTCTGCGCCCATGACACGCTGGAACTCTACCGCGAAATTAGGCATGACCAGCCCCCTTGTCAATGTGATCATCCAGGCGCTCATGCACAGCCCTGATATCGCTCCGCACGTCCGAAAATCCGCTATCCATCTTGTCGCTGGTGTGCTGCATCACCGATGTGAGCGCGGTTGCGATATGCTCAATGCTGGCCGTCATTTCAGCGCGGGTCATGGAAATGTCCTCCAGGTGTTGAGCGCGGCTTTCGAGTTTTCCAACACGCTCCTCCACCCTCTCTACGCGCTGGGAATGGGCTTCAGCTCGCTTGCCGCTGCGCCGAGCAACCCAAGCCCCGAAACCCCCGGCGACACCGATTGCCGAGGAAGCGGCCATGACAATATCCGGCCAGTTGTGGGGTTGCGAAGGGATCTGATTTGGAAGCGGCATGGTGTCCTCAAGCGGTCAATCTTCCCCGCACCCAGCGCGCATCGGCGCTAAAAGAAAAGAGGGCGGCCCCGCCATACGATGGGCACCGCCCTCTTTGTGTGCCAACTTTTCTTGGGTGCGCTTACTGATTCCAGACGCTGTAATTGGCGCTGACCGTGCTGGTGAGGCCCTGCAAGTGCAGGGTCAGCCCGGAGCGGGGCTGTGCTTCGATGAAGACCGAGCTGCCAGCGGCCACCACCGCGCCCGCAGGGGTGCTTGAGGTAATGGGGGTCTTGGTCATGGAGAGGAACGCCACCAGCGAGGACAGACTGGTGTTGACGACGTAGATGCCGAAGGGACCGGTGTAGTTGCTGGCACCGGCAGCAAGCCCGGCGGTGGTGCTGATGTTGATGGGCGCGCTGACCGCGGAGGCCACGCCGCTCACACTCTGGCCCAGGCTGGCATCGCCCCAGCCGTGGTCGAAGTTGCTCTGCAAGCGGGTGTTGGTGAACACGTCGGCCTGCGGGCGGCCTGAGTAGCCGGGAGCACCGACAGCCGAGCTGTTGGCCAGCGCGAGGCCAGCGATGAGCACCAGGGCAGCAACGAGCACCCAGGGGCCGCAGATTAAGCGGGCGATGTTTTTCATGGTCTTTTTCCTTTCGTTATGCGGCCAAGGCCGCTGGGTGGAAGATGCCTAAATCCTACTACACTGGGCTTGCTGGGTCAAAAACTTGTTCCACGCGCTCAGGGATACCAGCCGCCGCTCAGGGATACAAGCCGCAGAAATAGCACCCCGGCGTTTTCTGGCGTTGCGGGATGACCACGCTCTGTACCGCCCAGGGGATGGGGATGGCCGTGACCGTTATGGTGAGGGTCGGCGTGATGGTGGCCGTGTAAGTCGGTGTCGCGCTTGGCGTGATGGTGGCCGTGTAAGTCGGTGTCGCGCTTGGCGTGATGGTGAACGTGGGCGTTGGTGTGCCCGTGCGGGTATCGGTGGGCGTGGCCGTGTAAGTCGGTGTCGCGCTTGGCGTGATGGTGAACGTGTAAGTCCGTGTCGCGCTTGGCGTGATGGTGAACGTGGGCGTTGGTGTGCCCGTGCGGGTATCGGTGGGCGTGATGGTGGCCGTGGGGGATGGCGTTGGTGTGACCGTGTAAGTGGGGCCGGCAACCAGCTCACCAACTATCTGCCCGTTGGCGGAGTCGCCGCCCCAGGTGTAGGTAAACGCGGTCGAAGCCGCGGTCCAAGTGGTGTAGCTGAATGAGCCGGAGATTGCCGCGTTGCTGTAATAGGCGTTTGAGACGGGCGTGGTTTTTAAATCCGGCGTTACCACCGAACCCACGCTCGCGGCCCCCACCATCTGAAAGAACCAGCTGCCGGTATAGGCTGGGCTGATGGTGGACACGCCAGAAGCCGAGGTGCCGTTGCTCAAAATGACCTGATTGCCAAACGGGGTGGTTTGATTGATGCCATCAAACTCCATGGCCATGAATAAATGTGCCGGAGAGTTGGCGGTACTATTCATGGTGATGGCCAGCGTGCCCGATGTAGACGCCGGGGGATTGGCCAGACCCCAAATTTCGGATTGCGTGTTCGATGTGCCGCCGGGTGAGGTGATGGTTACGGTCAAATAATTAAAGCTGTTGCCGCCAAAAGTAATGCCGGAAATAAATCCGCTGTTGGTGCTCCCATTTTGGGAACTGGTGCAGGAAAACACCAGGCAGCGATTAGCTCCCGCCGTGGTGGTAATCCACTGACTGAAGCTGGTGCCAGTCCCTGCCGCAGCCGTGGTGGTAACGCACCAGCCCGCCCAGCTAATAGCCGCATGGGCAGACACCGCGCAGAGCAGGAGCAGGATGGCGAGATACTTTTTCATGGACGCGCCTCGGTTAAATGTATGACAACAAATCAGCCCTGGATGATGACCAAGCCAGAGCCACCCGGGCCACCGGCGGCCCCAGTACCACTCGATGCCACCTGGCCAGCGCCACCAGACCCGCCGGAGCCCACCGTTACGGGCACTGGCACGCCAGGAGTAACTGGGATATACCACTCTGCATACTCCCCCGATGCCCCGCCGCCGCCCGCAGTTACTCCGCCTCCGGCCCCGCCGCCAGCTCCCAATTGGCCTATGCCGCCAGCTGCGCCGGTCTGTATCCCTCCGCTACCACCAGCGCCCCCAAAATAATTGGCTCCTCCCGGACCACCGTCATAATAGCTACCATTCAGCACCGGATTAGATCCGGCGGTAGTCCCTTTTTGAGAGCCGAGATTGGGCGGAGCGGTGTAAATGGATGCCACGGATGCACCACCAACGCCTTCGGTGCTTGTAGAGCCTGCCGTCCCCGCATTTCCTCCGCGCGCCAAATATGCACTAGACACAACCCAGCTAGGGTTTCCGGCTACTCCAGGTTGGGCGTTAGCTATAATGCCTATGTCGGCCACAGTTGCCCCACCACCGCCTCCGCCGCCGCCAAACTCGCGCACATAAATCATATTTGAACGCGGAGTATAGGTGCCGCTGGACACAAAGATGGATGCGCCGACAGTGAAATCTCCCGAGGAATAGGTAACGCCGTCCCAATAGACTGTTCCGGCGGTAGCGTTGTTAACGCCCACTAGCTGGAGCTGGAAAAACCGAACCGTGTCTGCGGCTTGCACTCCGGCAATATTGGGAGCCCAAGATGTATTATTCGCGGAGGATGAAAAAATCGAAGCAGTGTAAAGATATGTCTTGTTGCAGTCGTAAAACAAAACATTGACCGCATTTGCGATTCCGGCCACCGTAGATTTCATGAACCAGCTAAAGGTCAACCATCCAAGCTCCCCGATGGCGTAATAATCGGAAGTCGTCAGGCTCACGCCACCGCTCACGCTCCCCGGCGTGGTCATGCTAAAGGCCTGGGCACCGTGGTCAACATTGGCGGACGCCGTCTCGATATTGCAGGAGTTGCCCGAGGCAAGCGCCAGGGTCCAGTTCGAGGGTGCGACACCGGCACCCGAACCGGCCTCAAAGCTCCCATTGCTGATGCCAACGGCAAGGGCCGATTGCGCGGCCCCCTGAAAATATTGGATATTGGAAACTACGGGAGCGGCAAAAGCATCTAAGCGCGTTGGGTCCCCTACATTTGGCGGATTGATGGAAATATAGCTCATTGCCCCTCCTAATCAGTCGATGATGATAACCAAGCCGCTTGCACCGCTGCCTGCGGTGCTGCTAAGTCCTGTCGCACCAGCCCCGCCAGCGCCTACAACCACCGGGAAAGCAACTCCCGGTGTCACTAATATCACCCATTCGGCATACTCCCCCGATGCCCCGCCGCCGCCACCCCAATTAACCGATGTGAACCAGGCACCGCCGCCGCCTCCGCCACTATTGGCCGCTGGTGTGCCTCCATTATGCGAGGACGAATTGCCAGCGGTCCCACCGGATGATCCCCAATAATCCCCACCGCCAGCGCCCGCCGCTCCGCCTGAGTTGCCGCTGATACCAGCCATGTTTCCACATTGCAACCCAAAAGCTCCGCCGGTATAGGATGTGATGGGCGCAACCTTAGCCCCACCAATCCCTTGCCCTCCCGAGCCCACGCCGCCATTACCACCGCGCGCCAAAAAAGAAGATGACAGCACATAGCTGGGCGAACCAACAGCTCCATTGCCCAAGCTATCTACAGCCGACCCGCCGCCCCCGCCGCCAAGAACGAGGCACCGTACAAATTGAGACCTGGGCGTATAAGTCCCGCTGGCCGTAAACATGGACACCCGCTGAGACCCGCTGAAGCTGGTAGCTGGCTGATTCTGGAAAATCACATCGATGCCGTCCCAATAGACTGTTCCAGCGGTAGCGTTGTTAACGCCCACTAGCTGGAGCTTAAAAAAACGGGCTCCTGTTGGAGCCGTGAAATTCACCGTCTTCCAGGCCCAAGCGGTGTCATTGGTGGTGCTGTTATTGTAGAGTGTCGAAGTTGAAATCAGAGTTTGTGTGTTATCAAAAAACTGAACATACACGGAGTTACTAATCGTTGCAATGGTTGATTGCATCCACCAGGAGAACGTCAGCTTTTGTAATTCCCCGATGGCGTAATAATCGGAAGTCGTCAGGCTCACGCCACCGCTCACGCTCCCCGGCGTGGTCATCGAGAACGACTGCGCGCCATCCTGTACATTAGCGGCTATCGTCTCAATGTTGCAGGAGTTGCCCGAGGCAAGCGCCAGTATCCAATTCTGCGGAGCAACATTGGCACCGCTTCCATTTTCAAAGCTCCCGTTGGATATATTTATCTCTTGCCCGATTTGGAGTTGTGCAATCAAGGCATTCAGTTCAGTCAAGACCGGAGCGGCGAATACATCCAAATAAGTTCCCTGTCCGATGCTGGGAGGATTCATTATTGCCACCTCGAAGGCGCATAATCTAGCTCGGAATACAGGGCTCCCGGCTGTTGTGTATTTACCGCAAAATCATTGCCGTCCACCCAATGCCCTGCCTGCTGCCGCTTGTATTCCCCCTCGCCGCTGGCGTCGTTCAATTCGCCGGTCCCGTTCCAGGCCAGCGGGTTGCCAAGCGGCGTGGTGTCCGTGCTCAGGCACCAGAACCCGGACGAGCGCTCAAAGCCGCGCAGGTTGTCCATGGTCAAAGTGACCTGGCGCTTATTGAGGTCCAGGTCCACCTTGATAATCTCGTTCACCTGGTCCACGCAAAGCAGGGTGCTATATATCTGCACGCCCTGGCCCGGCATTTGGGTCCACGCGCTCCACATGGTCTGCGCCGTCCAGAAAGACTGGTCCACGCGGTCCTGATTGACGATGGCCTGCCCCAGCCACGCGGCATCATCCTGGCCCGAGAACAAGGCGTCCACGGTCTCTTGCACCGGCGCAGCGAGGCCGCGAGAGTATTGGTTGGCCATGTCGGTGATGGTCGCCACCTGCTGGGTGTTCTCTGAGCTCTTGACGCCGTAGGTGACAACGCATTGACTGATTTTGGTCCCGGCCTGCACCATCGTGGAGGTGGTCCCGCTGCCGTCGATGACCACGCCGGGCTGCAAGTTGTTGGTGTCGGTGATTTGCAGGCACTCGGTGCGGCGGTAGCTGCGAAAGGGGGTCAACGTGAAAGTGCCATCCGTAGCCGTCTGGAGATAGGCGCGGACGTTGACACAAATCTCGTTGATGGTGGTGATGGCCTGGCCCTGGCTGTCGATGTAGATGCCCAGCTGATGGGTGACCGCCCGGTTGAGCGGGTTGGGCCAGTAGTAGCCGATGTCATACCAGTTGTGAGCCGCCAGGAATCCCGCCGTGCTCGCATCAAAACCGAGCTGCTCAATGATGTCCTGCACGATATCTGCGGGGTTGATCATGGGCTGGCCGTTGGGCAAGGGCTTGCCGGTGAAGTCCATCACGATGTCCTGGCCAGCCTCCCATGTCACGCCGGGGTCCATGGTGATAGTGGCGTTCACCGCGTCCAGGTCAAAGAATGCCGCCACCTGCCAGATGTCCGATGAATCCTTGACGCGCACCTGCTGCACGCTGGTGATGGGATGGCCCGCAAGCTTGAATACCCCGTTAACGGTATCGATGCAGACCGGCGAGGCCCCCACGATGACGCCGTAGGAGAGCTGTAACGGCTTGCCAACGCTGCCAGTATCCATGGCTGGGTAATCGGCCAGCGCGTAAAGCGCAGTCGGGAAAAGGGTGTCGCACAAGACCTTGGGGTCTTGCACGTTGAGCGTGAACTTTCCCAGCTCTGCCTTGGTCGAGCTCACCACGAAAGTGGCCAGGGGCACGAACTGGTCCCAGGGCAATCCGGCTGCGCCCATGATGAGCCGCGCCCAGCCAGCATCCCAATTGTAGGTGCGGCGCTGGTCAAAATAATGGTCCGCGTTGGCAAGCTCAATGGAGCCTCCGCCCACTTGAGTGATGCTGCTGAAATCCGCCGTCACCGACCGCGAGAGGCCGGGCCATGAGCTGATGCGGGCCTGCCAGGCAAAACCCCCGGCATCCGTGGGACCATCGCTGAAATACATGGTCGCCATGGCCTCGACGGTTACGCCGCGTGCCATGGGATTGCTGCCGTCCGGCATGCTGATGATAAGGCTCTGGCTTGCCGCGCCATCCCAAAACCAATAGCCGTTGTGGTTGACCACGTCATCCACCGATGCCCCGGCTGTCAGCTCCACGCCGTTGACGATGACGCCGGTAATGATGTCTACGCTGTCGTTGAGCTGGCCCGAGCCATCGCCCAGCACGTGGGCGTAGGCGCTGCCGTAGGTGTGGCCATTGGCCACCAGGGGATACCAGGCGTGCATGGTGATACCAGCCTCAACCTCCAGCAGGAAGATAGGCGCGGCGTCTGTGCTGGCCAACACCTGGGCCAGCGTGGTTGGCGGGTTGGGGTCGATGTATTGGCCGGGCATCGTCATAGTTGCTTCTTGAGCGAGAGGGATAGGGACCAGATGGCGGGGCCGCCGCCGATGTAGAACACCGACTTTTCAGATGGCATAGTGACGGCCTTGACATAGCGCGGAAAGCCGAACTCCGATGTGCTGGTGTCTCCCGGCAGGATGGTGACCCACCAAGGGTTGTAGGTTCCGTTGGCCGCAAACAACGCGCGAAGCTGGGTCTCTACCGCCTCGGTGGAAAAGGCGATGGTCAGCGCACCCTGCCAGTAGGTGGCCACCTTCTCGCTGTAATCCTGGCCCAGGACCGCCAAGGCGTTGTTCTTTATCTCGCCGAAGGTGCGCGTAAAGCCGCCCTGATTCATGCCCACGCTTGCGGTATCCAGGCGCGCACCCAAGAGCAGCTTGCCCACCTCGATATAGCTTGTGGTGCTGGCCGTGCGGTTGAAAGTGAGCTGCAGGCTTGTCTGACCAGCGCCAAGCGCAGCTGATGGGATGTTAATCCAGCCTGGGCCACCAGCGGAACCAAGCAGAGAAACCGTCCCGCTTGACCCCATGGATGCCCCGTTGAAGACAGCCCAGGTCACGCTTGAGCAGGTCGCATTGGCGTTCCAATAGTCCACCAGCAAGTCAAGGCCGCTTGGGTATTGCGCGCCCGTCACCGTGCCGCCCAGGTCGATGCTCAAGGTCTCGGTGGCCGCATTTTGTGTCAGGCTGCGCCAGGTCTTACAGGCTAAGGGATTGCCGCAAATGTTGGCCACCGGGAAATAGGGATTGCTGCTGCTGGCCGTGATGCCCGCGCCAGACTTCGCAAGATTTGAAATGCTATCTGCGTAGATATACATGTCAGCTCTGAATGGCGTTGGCCGAGATGACCAAGTTCCCGTTGAAGCTGGCGTTGCGAATCATGGTCAGCAGCACCTTGGAATCAAGGAGCACGTTGACCGTGAGCTGCCCGCTGACACCCGAGCTGGTGTCTGACGAAGATGCCGCCGTTGTTGAAGATGCCGCCGTTGAGGTTGTGGCCGCGCTTGTTGCGGCCGTCCCTGTGGTGGTGGTCGAGCTGCCGCTTGAATCGGTGGACGTCTGACTGATTTGCACGCCGTTCATCGTAGTGGTCTTGGTGGTCTCGGTCGATGTGGACGTGGTGCCGTCTGAATTGGTGGTCTTGGTGGTCGCGGTGTCGGTGGTGGTGACGCTCCCGTCCTTGTTCGTGGTCTCGCTGATTTCGTGCGAGACGGTGCTCTTATCTGTGCCCGATGAGCTGCTTGACCCCGAGGATGAGCTGCTGCTTGAAGAACTCGAATCGGACGGCATCATAGCCGAGCCAATCTCAGCCCCCACGCCACCCACGATGGCGGCAAGGCCTGCATACCAAGCAAAGACCGCCGCCGCCTCAATAGCGCCAAGGTAGGGATTGCCAGCCGAGGCGAAGGCCGTGGCGGCAGCGGACGCTCCCATGATTGTAATATTCTTTGCCGCCGTGTCTGCGGCTGTCTCGATCAGTTGGGCACCAGCGGCCTTGGCGGCATCCCCGGCACTGTGCCCGGATGCGATCTGCTTCTCTGCCGCCTTCTCCGCCGCCTCTCCCACCTGCTCCATGCTATCCATTATTTTTTTGTTCGCCTCTTCCTGAATCTTTGCGCTTTCAGTTGTGGCTTTGGCGGTGTCCTGGTTGATCTCATTTTGCGTTTTTTTGTTCAGCGCAATCAACTGCTGGTCATACTGCGCCTGGGTGATCTGGCGCGAGTTCAGCTTGTTTTTCAACGCCTGTTCTTCCAGCTTTTCATTTGCCTGGAGCGCAGCTATTTCAGCCGCCAGTTCTGCCTGGACTGCCGCCAACCTATCGGCCTCACCTTTTTTTGTGTCCGAGGCAATGGCCGCATATTTGGTGACAAGAAGTTTTGCCTGGACGTCGTTGTTTTTCTCCTCGTCCGTGAGGGCCTCGTTCTCCAGCGCCACCTTTTGCTTTAGCTCCTCGGCCTTGATTTTCACGGCCTCGGCGCTGGCCTTGCTCTGCGCAGCAGTCTGTGCGTCCCCGGCTTTCTCGATGGCGGCTGCCATCTGCTGGTCATACTGTGCCTGTGTGACCTGCCGCGAGGCGAGCTTGTTCTTCAGCTCCGTCTCTTGGATGGTGAGATTGGCCTGAATGGTCTTGGTCTCGGCCTCCAAGTCCTTCTCGACCAACGCCAGCTTCTGCGCTCCCGTAGTGGTGGCAAGTGCCTTGGTGGCGTTGTCAGCTTCTTCCTCGGCCTTTAGCATCGCCTCGTTGTGGGTAATCTTGGCGGCCAGGGCGGCGTTGTCGACATCCTCCATCTGCTTGGTGTAAACCTTCTGAGTCCCGGCCATCTGGTCCAGGCCCTTGCTCATCATCTCATTGGCTTTGGTTGTGGAATCTACAATGTGGTCGCCAAGGCCAGTGTAGCTATCGCCGAACTCTTTGACGCCATCCTTGGCATCATTCCAAGCCGCCCGCCATTGCCCGGTGAGCAGGTCAATGACCACCATGATATCGCGGGTGATGAGCGTAAAGGCCGCAGAGAGCGTATCCTTGATTAAGTCCGCCACTGGCGACAGCGCCACGATGATGCCGCCAGCCACCTGCACCAGTCCGCTCAAGCCGTCAAACATCGTGTGCAACGCAGGGCCAAGGCCATCTGAGCCCAGGATAGACGCGGCCACATCCTCAAAGGTGGTCTGTAATTGCTGGAAGCCCTCATCCTGCTTGACCACGCCCATCACGCCTTCGAGCGCGGCCTGCATGAGCACCAGAGACAGCACAGCGCGCGTGATGTGGTGCTCCATCTTGTCCATGACATCCGGGCCTTTGTCGCCCGCGTCCTCCACGGCATCGCCAGCGCCTTCTGCGGCATCGCCAAGCTCTCCCATGGCGGCCCCGGCATCATTCGCGGAATCGCCCAATGAAGTGAATTGCCCCTTGGCATTACGCGCTTGGCCACCGGCACTGGCGACAGCATCAGACAGAGCCTGAACGTCAGACGCCGCCGAGACAAGCTCGCCGGTGTCCTTGTTGAAGACCACATTAAATTGAACGGTGTTGTCGGCCACGGCCTACTCGAAGGTGACGTTAAAGCGCACGCGCTTGGCGAGTTCTTCCATGGCAGGGCCTAAGACCATTTTGCGCGCATCCATGGCGGGTGTCCGCTGGGCCAAGAGGCCCTCATAGGCGAGGCCGCGCAAGAGGCGAAGCGCAGAGGGTTCCTCGCCATCCTTGAGCGCCATGAGCAGGCGGCCCGTTTCTTTCTTGCTGGGGATGAGCGTGGTGACGGTGGGCTTCTGGTGCTTTTTCATGGCGCGCCCTCCAAGTATTCCGTGGCCTCGGTGGTCATGGCATCAAAGATTGTGTCGCCACCTTTGCCGCGAATGGTGATGCCGAACACGTCCTTGCCCACGGTGCCAGGGTGATTGACGCTCTGGGCAAATACCCAACCCGCCCCAGCCTTGGCCTTGCTGGCATTGACCGCCGAGAAAGCCCCGCGCCCCGGCACCCAGGCGAGGACGCCGCCAGGACGCGCCTGAATCTTATGCGCCCGCGTGGAAAACTCGATGAACGCCGACACGCCCATGCTGTTGGTAACGGAGAGCCCTGGCCCCGCAGGCTGGGCCAGCCAGCCGGACGCGAAAGGGCCGCTGCCCGCCGAGCTTTGCGCCTGTTCGACGAGCTGGCGAGTGAGCACCGGCCCAGCGGCTTTGGCGGCATCGGTGGACGCCTTAAGCTGATCAGCCCCGCTTAATTTCTCAAGCAGGGCTGTCAGTTCGGGTGGGACCGTGATGGTGATAAGGTCAGCCATGGCGCGCCCCGGCTTAGTAGGCGGACTGCTGCGAGTTGATGAGCGTGGCCTGGATGAGGTGGTTGGGGCTGCCCGAGCCCGAGAGCCAGGCGGTGAAAGGCAGGTCAAGCATGATCTCGCTGGCCGCGCCCTTGATGTTGGGGGTCTTGCCGGTGAACTGCGCCACCGGGATGAGGATGGTGAGGCCCCTGGTGCTAGTGCCCAGCGCCGCGCCGGTGAAAGCCATGCTCAGGATGGCATCCGTGCCGTTGAGGTAATCGGTCAGCAGGGTCATGTTATCGAAGTAGGCGGACAAGCTGCCCGTCACCTTGAGCGCGCCCGGCTGCTGCTGCTGGATGTATTGCGAGCCCAGCTGCCCGCGCTTGTTGTAGTTGCCGCTGTCGATGTCCAGCTTGAAGCTCTTGAGCGCAGTCGCAACACCGCCCACAGTGAAAGTCCCGTTGCGGTAGACCAGGGGCATCTGCGTGGCGTAGGTGGGTGTCACGGCGGTGGCGGAAGGTGCGCCGCTTTTGCTGCTGAAGGTCGCGCTGGCCTTCAGGAGCTGACCCTCGGATGCTGAGAGCGAGAGCTTGTCCACCGTGCTGCCAACGTAATCCCACACGTTGCCAGCGGCACCAATCACGTTGTCCCGGTTGACCAGGATGCTGAAGCTCGGAACCGCCGTGGGCTCGCTGGTCGGTGCGAAGGTGTGCGTGCCGCCATTGCCTGAGCCATTGGTGGCGTAGGTCTCGCCGATGAGGATGCCCTTGAGGCACATGCCAAGAATGCCCTCGACGTCAGCATCGAAGCTGATGCCTCCGCTGGCCGTCACACCAGCCAGCACCTTCTGCGCGGTGACCTCGCGAGTGCCTTGGACGGGCGTGCCCCACAGGTAAGCCTGCTTGGTTTCAAGGGTCTCGCCGGTGACGGGCTGGCCGGTGTAGCCGCTGCCAGGGTCCGTGCCCCAAGTCACCTCTTTTACCATCTGTAAACTGCCGTTGTGGCCAAGAGCGGGCATGGCGAACTCCTAAAAAGGGTTTTAAGCCCTCAATGTCAGGCTTGGGGTGCGGATGGCCCCGCCGGGGCCTCAAAACCTACGGAATGGCTTGTGGGAGCCGTGGAGGCCACCGGAGCGGGCATGTCGAGCGCGGACCGGGCTATCAGGACGCCAGCAGCCACCTTCTCGCTGGTGTCGCGGAAAACGGTCTCTAGCGCAGCCTTGCGCTCGGCCTCGGGCAACGCCAGCAGGCGCGCCTCATCGGCCAAGCTCTTGACGCCAGCTACCTTGGCGAAAAGGCTCTGCACCTCGTCACGGCCCGAGACCAGGAAGGCGTAGAAGTCATCCACGATGTGCGCGGCGTCCTGATGCGCCACCGCCCGCATCTCATCCAGCAGGGCGCTCACTGGGGCGCCTCGGGCAGTTCGTCAGCCGCGGCCTCGCGGAACTTCCCGGCGTGGACGCGGAGCAGCTCATCGGCGAAGTCCTGGGCAAAGTCCATGCTCGGCACCCCACGCTTCAGCAGGACCAGCCGCCCACGGTGCAGGACGTTGATTTCTTCCAGGTCGCTATTCTCGGGCTCAAAGAAGATGCGCATTGATGCGCCTCCAGTTAGCGGTTGCCCGCAGTAGTGCGGGTCCAGAAATCGATGGTGATGGGGCATTGGATGAGCCAGCCGGTAGCGGCATCTACCAACGCGCCACCGGCCTTGACCCGGTAATCCACCAGGGATGGCGCGGCAGCCTTGAAAGCCGCAAAGTTGTTTTCCAGCGCATCGATGATAGATTCAACCAGGTTCATTTCTCCGGGCTGGGTGTTGTCTCCCAGGATGTGTGCTACGCCTCGCGGGAGTTGCGTCACCACCTGAACCTCGGCGAAGAAGTGGGTATCCACAAGCTGGCCTGACCCCGACCACTCGCTCACCAAGAACGGATTGGGGAGCACCACCACCAGGTAAGGCGTCTGCCCGTTGGCGTCCGGCTGCATCTGGAACACGCGGGCAGGGTCGATGGGAATCGCCAGGGTTGGCGCGGCGGTAGAGAGCAGGTCCACCAACTCCGCCATGAGATTGGCGGCGGCGCTCAAGAGAGCACCTTGATGCCGAAATACTGTTCGTCCAAGAAGTTCACCGTGCGCCCGCGCAGGATGCGCAGCGCCCAATCAGGCATGCCGTTTTTGCCCACCTGATGGCTGATGCCGCCACCGTCCGAGTAGTCGATGGTCAGCCAGCCCAGGAGTTCAGCGGCCTTCCAAGCGCAGAGCTTGTTGATGTCGGCAGGCACCGAGGCATAGCCAAATACGCCGCTCACCACCACGCTTTGCTGGAGCTTCACCCATGGAGCAATGGCGGCAGGGCCAACCCAATCGGCCACGCTGTCCGCCATCTTCTCGAGGTAGCCGGGACCGGTGGGAATACCGCCAGGGCTCGGCTGGTAGAGCAAGAAGTCCGTGCCCAAGGTCAGCACAGAGCCGTTCTCGGTGATGGTGTTGTTGTCGATGCTCAAGCAGGGTGCGGGCAAGAAAAGGCGGGTCTGCACACGGTTCACCGGCTCGGTCGTCACCTGCAAGTGTGCCTGGTAAAAAAAGGTGCCGGTGGCCTTCTCAATGATGGCCTGCGCTTGGATGATAGACGCCGATGCTGCCGTGGTCTCAGCGGCGGACAAGGTTTGATACTTGCCCGCCGCCATAGCCACATCAGCAGTTGTGCAATAGGCGGTCGTCACGCCTTACTCCGACACCTTGGCCAGCTCATCAGCCACAATGGTCGACACCTTGGCCTCGGTGTTGGGCAGCACATTCTTCAGGCCGCGCTTCTCAAGCTCGGCATCCAGGGTCTCAGCGTTCATTTTGCGAATGACGGCCTCGAACTTGGCGCGCTTCTCCTTGCGCTCGGCCACGATCTTCCCGGCCCTGGCGCGCATCTCGGCCATCACTAGGTCAGTCGCCACCTCATCCTCGGCAGCGGACTTGGCCTTTTCCTCAGCGGTTGGCTCGGTGGTCTCATGGGCCAGCCCCAGCTCAATGAGCTGCCTGGCGCGCTTGGGCTGGCCAAGCACGAACACCGTGCCTGCAGGAATCAGCCGCTTGGCGCCATCGACGATGACCTTGATGTCCGGGCCGCCTGCCGGTGCCTTGAGCCTGATCGGCTTGCCAGGGGCGTTGAACTCGGCTTCTTCTTTCTCGCTGGCTTCGGTGCGCATTGACGTTCTCCCAAGGAAAATGGGGATGCGGTCCTCGCCTGAAAGCTAGGGCCGCATCCCCAGGGTTGTCTTAGTTGCCGCTGGCCGGCAGGGTGTCATAAGCGCCCAGCAGGGTGCTGGCACCCAGCAGAACGCTGGTGCCGCTCGACAGGGTGTAGACGTAGCGCACCCACAGCTTGGCACCGCGCAGGTCCGTCACCAGCTGGGTATCGGTGTTGGCGGCCGCACCGCCGACCGAGGCCGTCACCGAGGCCGCATGAGCGGTGCCCGCGATGTCGGTCCAGTTGATGTTGCCCTGGGCGGAAGCGGCCAGGTCGGTGTAGGGATCGGTCACGCCATCGTCGTTGCTGTGCTGCACCTTGACCGCGAACAAGCCGCTGGCCACGATGGCACCGGCCTGGATGTTGGCAATGGCCACGTTGGCACCCTTGCGCTGGATGCCGCCGGTGTTGAAGCTTGCGGACTGCACAGCAGGGGAAAGGGTGGGGACGCCCAGGGTGGTGGGCTTGGTGCCCGCCACGCTCGATGCGCCCACGAACTGGATCTGTTCGGGGAGTGAGCCGTAGCCCACAACCCCAGTTGCGCTGCCCATGATGACCTCGGAGTTTGGAAGGGTTGGACCACCCGGCCCCGCCGCCTGGCAGGGTCCGGGTGATTCAGCTTTGGCTTACCGCACGCCCGTCAGGATGGCGATGGCCTCGGGAATCGCAGGCTTGCCGTCCAGGAAGTCGATGGCGCGAGTGTAGAGGCCATCGTTCAAGAAGGCGTCATACGCCTGGTCGCTGGTCTTGACTTCCATCTGCGGACCCTTGAAGGCGTAGTAGCCGCGCTCCAGGTTGCCGAAGACGACCTGGCTGGTGGTCGCCGTGCTGGTGATGATGGTGCCGTTCAGGGTCTCGCACTGCGGGCCGGGAACGTAGGGGTTCTCCAGCACCGCGTGTCCAGCGATGAAGCCCACGGTCTGCGGGGGGATGTTGGCGGAGCCGATGCCGTCCGCGCCGCGATCAAGGAACACCGGGCGGTTCTGGTCATCGGTGAGCGTGGCCAAGAGCTCAATGGTGGCGTTGTTGGCCATGTAGACGCAATTGGCCTTCTCAACGCGATACTGGCTCTTGACGCTGTGCTTCAGTGCGAACAAGTCCTGCCAGACGGTGGCCGCTCCCGCAATGGGCAGGCTGGTCATGCCCGTTGTCTGCGTCAGCAGGCCCATGGGCTGGTTGCTGCCCGAGCCGAGGAGGTAGTAGTAGTCCTCGGTCTTCTGGAACTGCTCGGCGAACATCGTCGCCAGCAGGTTTAGCACATCCACGCCGCTGAACTTCCACAACTCTTGGGGCAGGTTGGTGAGCGCGATGCGCTTCTGCAACGCCCAGGTCAGCTGGCCCAGGGTCGGCTGGGTCTGCGTGGGCGTGGTCAGCTCGGGACCGATGGTCACGTTCACCGTGCCGGTTTCCCGAGGCATCTTGCCGATCATGTCCACACCGTTCCACACCCGGCAAGAGCCAAGGAAGACGCTGGTGTGAACCAGCTTGCGGGCAACCTCGGCCACGAACTCCTCGGGCAGCAGGTAGCCGCCCGAGGAGCCGGTGCCAACGCTCATGGCCTTCGCGGTCTCGCCAGCGAACATGCGGGCGCGGATGCTGTCGGTGCTGATGGCAAAGAGCGTCTTCTTTGCCAGGCTGTCAGCAAAATCCTTGCTCATGCCCCTGAAGCCCTTCTCGGGGTCGTAGCCCTTGCCCTTGTCGGGCGAGAACAGCGCAGCGGTGGGGATGCGCATCGACACTTCCTTCTCGATCAGTTCCGCCAAGGCCTTGTAGCCCGGCGTGCCGGTGCCCAGGGCATCAGCCACCAGACCCTTGGTCATGGCCTTCATTTCCTTCGCGGTCTCAGCCTTGCTGTTCTGCAAGCCACGCTGCACTTCAGCGGCAAGCAGGCTTGCGATGTCCGTCAGCTTCATGGTGCCCTCTTGAGTTGGAGGCGAGCGCCTCGGTGATGAGCCGTAGCGGCTCGCTTACTTCTTCGCCAGCCCCGCGCGGAACGCAGAGACGAGGGCCTTGGCTTCAGGGTCTTCAGGGAGCGGGGGAGTGCCGCCATCGGTGACGGCCTCGCCACCGGCAGCACCGGCATCAGCGTCATCACCAGGCTCGGCATCAGGGTCTTCATCGCCATCCGAAGCAGGCTCGTTGCCGCCGTTGATGCTGACGTGCATGGCCTTGATGGCCTCGCCAAGCTGACCGTGGCTTTCAGTCGCGGCCTGGAAAGCCTTGGAGCACTTGGAGGCCATGCCCGGATGATCGTCCTCGGCACCCTCGGGGCTCTCGGAGAGCTCCTCAAGCTGGTCCTTGAGGCCCTCCATGGATTTCACATGCTTCTCATAGGCACCCGCCGCGTTGGCGATGGCCTTGCGGCTTTCGCTGGTCAGGATGGTCTTAGCCATGGCTTTTGCTCCTTGCTTGAGTGTAGGCATGGGCGACATCTTGCCCTTGCCGTGGTTGAGGCTCTTGGCACCGCTGGCCAGGCTCCCGGCGTTGACCGGGACCACGGCGCAGGCAATCTCGATCAATTCCATCTTGCTGATGACCCGCTCGGTGCCAGGGAACTGCTGCAACTCTTCTGGCGTGGGAGGCCGCACTTCCAGGCTTGACCCGTAGGGCAAGAAGTGGATGCTGAAGGCCCGCATGTCGCCATCGGCGTAAAGCTGGCGCACCTTCTGCGCGTCTGCAGTGTTCGCGAAGCGAGCCCGAAAAGTTGTATTGCCTTTGAGGTCCTGCTTGATGCTCAAGACCGTTCCGGCTGGCAACGTGCCGTTGGTGGGGTTGCCATCGATTCCATGCCCGAAGCTCAGCACAGGGTTGAGCATGAACTTTTCGATGGCTCCGGCCAGGGCGCTCGGCAGCACCAGGTCTCCGTAGCGGTCCACCTCGAAGGCATTGGCAATGCCCTCAACCCAGCCATAGGGAGCATCAGGCGCAGCCTCGCCGGGTGCCGAGACTGCCTTAACATGGGCTCCGATGAATCGCGTGTCTTTGCTCATGGCCCGCCTTGCTCTGATAGAGGGTGGCTCTGGTGAAATCGTCCGAGCCACCCTCATTGCGCACCTGCTCTGGTTTTTTCACTCGCCGAGATGATATAACCACATCCACCCGGCTCTTGTCAAAAAGCTGTTCCACGCGTCAGGGCTTCCACGCGTCAGGGCTTCCGCCGGAACTTGAGCGCCAGCTGCTTGCTCGCAGCCTCAGCCTGTATCTGCGCCTTTGCGCGATAGATATATTCGTGCATGGCGTGGTGATAGAGGCAGTAGCGTTGCCCTGCGGCGCGGACCGGCTGCTCGCATTTGCAGCACAGTTCCGACTGTGACTTGACGGTCTGGACCATGGGCACCCCCTAGCTGACCGGACGCGGCACCACAGCACCGGCATGGTTGGGATGGAACTGGATGGGCTGCGCTGAGATGGGCACGTTCTGGCTATTGCAGCCGTAGCTCTGCCCCCATTCGGTCATCACCTTGAAATCCTCGCAGCCTAGGACATCGCAAGCGGTGACGCCCATGCGCTTGTAGGCCTCCAGGTTCACGGCGTCCTGAAGGTGCGCGGTCTCGGTGCGGGCAATCAGCATGGCGCGCTCTTGGGCAATGTCGTCTGCCATGGTGCGAATGCCGTCAAAGCTCGCGCCATCGTTGGCCTCGCTCCACGCGGGCGTGGTGCCGTTGGCAATCTGCCAGGGCGACAGCCCCATCTCAGCGCCTTGCTGCATGAGGCTGGCTATCTGATTCTTGACCTCCTGGTCCACTCCGGTGATGCGCTGGGCCAGGTATTGCTGCACGTTGGCAAAGTCTGTGTTGCTTTCAGCAAAGCCGTCCATGCTGATGCCGAAGATAATGGCGGCATCTTGCGTAGCCGAGACCACCTGCGCGGCGTAGACGCTCCCGGCGTTCTGCTGCAAGCCCGAGGATGTGCCGGTGGGGTCATAGGCCTTGCGGATGCCATCGAGCAGGCCGGGGATGCTGGCCTTCTGCACGGCCTTGCCCTTGCCGCGTTTCTCAAGCTCGGCCACGGCCTTGTCGGCGATGGCCCGGAAATGGCGCTCGATGGGAGCGGCAAGCGCCTTGTCTATCTTGGGCCGCGCAGCAAGGACGGCAGCGAGGACGCGGCGTTGCTCCTGGGTGCCTTTAGGAAAAGGGCGGCCATCCTTGTCGGTAAGCGCCTTTGATCCCAGGGATGAAAGCGATGTCAGCGGTCCCTTGTGTGGTGGCGCTGTTGGCGTTGCTGGCACATGCGGCGTGACGGCCGGCTTGGCCACGGCATCAGCAGGCGCGGCCCCCGGCATCGCGGCTGGCAGCGAAGATGCTGGAACCGGCTGCTTGCCCGAGGTATCGAGAGGGATGTAGGTGTTGAGGATGTAACACTTATCCATGTCAGGGTCTTTGCTGCGCGCCAGCCCCAAGAATTTCTCGCGGGTATCGTTGGGCGACAGCGCACCAGATTGCGAGCCGTGGAAGATGTAGTTGTATGCGGTGTCGGTGTCCAGGGCATCCACGCGTGGGAAACGGAAAGCATAGGGGCCGAACTTGCGGGCGATGATGTTGAGCGCGGGCTCGAAGCGGTTCATGTGCGGCCAGACAGCATTCTTGTTGAACTGCTGCTGCTGCACGGTGGCCGTGCTGCGGTTTATCTGGTCGAGCTGGCCCATCATCAGCGGCGGCACGCCCATCATGCCGCCGGTGGCGCGGCTCAAGTCCTCGCGCGTGGTCTTGTAATCCACTTCCTTGGTGGCTGCGGATGCCTGCGTATTCAGCTTGGCGGTGCCGTGGAGAATGAGCACCTTGTGCGCGTTCTCGCTGCCCATGTGCGAGGCCTTGATTTTGTTGACAAACTCTTTCTCGGCCAGCGGGTCGCCATCGTCATAGCCCTCAATAACCGTGGACAACCTGCCGCCCTGGCGGAACAGGTTGATGTTGCTCTGCATGGAGCTGACGTCCATCTCCAACGTCAGGCCCAAGGTCTGCACCAAGCCCAGGCCCTGATAATCGGTGAGCGGGTTGGGCAGCTTGATGTGGATGACACGGTCGCTCGGGAACATGTGGCGCGTGCCATCCTCGGCGAAATGCTCATACCCCTGCACAGGGCGCAAGGGGTCGGCGAGGCGCACCGGGCGCGTGCGGTCCGGCCTGAGTATCCATATCGCCATGGGCGTGCCCGCCACGCTCAGAGGGTCCATGAGCCAATAGCAGTTGCCAGTTGGCAAGAGCAGCATCACGGATGTCTCGATGAAGCTCTGCCAGGTGTGGAGCGGGTTGGGCTGCTCCATGAGCTTGACCAGCGGATGATTGCGGTCGGTGAGCGGCACTGGGTCCTGCCCTTGCGTCTCCATCTCCAGCATGCGCTTGGCGCCGCCAATCTCGCGGGCGATGGCGTTGACGGCGATGCTGAACTCCTGGGCGCGCTCAATCTCGGTGATGGCATCATAGCGCGCACCGTAGCGGCCACCGTCCGCCTGGAACTGCTGCTTGTTAGGGACGTAATAGTCCGTGGTAAATGTCCAGAATACCTTGCCCGCGCCCTGCACGCCCTGGCCCTGGGCAAATGCCTTGGCCGCTGCGCCCATGCCGCCGATGACGCCCATGGGATTCAGTAGCCGCGTCGAACCTTTTGTCTGTGCCATGCTGCCCCCTTATGCCATGGTGCCGTAGCTGGCGACACCTTCCATGTCCTCGATGATAGCCCACACCAAGGCGTCCACCCGATTGGGTGAGCCGCTCTTTCCATCCGGCACCCATGTTGTCATTTCTTCTTCGAGCTTTTGCAGCTTCGCTTCCTTGACGTGATGCACCTCGCCGCGCTGGTAGGCCATGGCCACCGGCTCTGCGCGGGTCGCCTTGTTACGTGTCGCCGTCACCATCTTGACCTTAACGCGTGGGTCAACATGGTTGATGGCCATGCGCACCAACTCTCCGCCGTTGTTGCCCTCGGCTATCACGGCATCCGCCTGATGCAACCAAAACACGCGGACCACTTCCAGCGCCCATTTGTCGGGAGCGGCGTTCATGCTGTAATCGCCCAACACATACCGCTCGGCGAAAGACCGCTTCGGCCCGCGCCGTCCACAGACCACGATGCCGCAGTCATCGCGTTTCTTGCTGCGGTCCTCGGTGAAGTCCTGGCCAGCAACCGATGGGTCTACGCCAACGTAGATGCGCGCCATGTCATTCGGTGCCGTGCGCACCCGGTGCGCCTCGATGGTCTCTAGCATCCAGAGCGCACCCTCGATGTCAGCCAGCACCTCGGCGTCCAGCTCCTGGCGGCCCAACCGCGTGCCTTGATAGAGCCGCACAATCTCGGCCAAGAAACTCGGCGCTAAGTTGGCCGCGTTGTCCAACGTGCGGCCCCGCGTGATGGCCGTGCCGGGGTCTGCCAGCAATTCCTTAAGCAGCTTCAGCGGCTTGGGCGTGGTGGTGACGCAAGCTCGTGGATGCGCGCCCAACCGCAAGCCAAACTTGAGCATGTCCCAAGTGTGCCGCATGCGCCCTGGTCCAGCCTCCTCCCACGCCGCCAGCTCGTCGCACCACGCGCGGTCATGCTGCGGACCGCGAAGTCGGGCGGGCGTCTCTGCCGAGTAGGTATAGCCCACCGCACCAGTGTGGAACTTTATCAGGCGCTTGCTCGGGATGTAGACCGGGCGCTGGTGGTCCGGGAACACATCGAGCAAGCCAGGGCTTTCGGCGCTGCCCTCGATCATCACGTTCCTGACGTCCGAATTGGTAGCTCCCACCAAAGCAAAACGCCGGGCTCCGGCGTTCACTTCCTCGCGCACCCACTCCTTGCCCACCCGGCTCTTGCCCCAACCTCGGCCCGCCAGCGCCACCCATTGCGACCACTCGCCCATGGGTGTCCGCTGGTCAGCTCGCGCCCAAAATCTCCAATCGTGTTTCAGCAGTTCAAGTTGAGCGTGACTTCTGGTCGATAACCACGCTTGGCGCTCGGCTCGCGGCAGCAATGCGGTCCAAGCTGCTGAGTATCTCTGCTCGGAGGTCATCATCGCTGTGCTGCTCATCTGCTGCATCGGTGCCGCCTTTAGAGCCATTGCCATTCCCGGCGTGGAGATTCAGCGTGCGCGCGTCAATCATCACCTCGCCGCCGATGGCGCCCTGCTGCATTCCCTCGACTTCAATCTTTTGATGTTCTTGCCAGCCATAGCGCCTGCTCAAAATCAGCCGCGCAGCATCCATATTCCCGGCCTTGGCTTTGTTGTATACAGCATCCGCAATGGCCAGGTGCCCCTTCGCCTTGCCCCTCCGTATGGCCTCCGCGAACTCCTCATTCTTTGCCTTGTGCTCATAGAGCGTGGTGACGCTGATACCCAGCACCCGCGCTATGTCATCATGGTCCAGCCCACGCGATGCTGCAACCCCTGCCTTTTCCAGCATAGTTGGGGTGAGGACGAATCGAACGGTTCCCTTGGCAGGCATGGCAGTCTCCTCAGCCTCTAATTGCTTCGGCTTTCAAGCCCGTGTGCTCTTCCCAGCGTGGGAAGTTGCTCCCATTCCGCTTGCGTGAGATGTTTGCGGGTTCCGCCGGAGCAGCATTCGTAAATGGGCAGCGATCCGACCGCTCTAAGACCGCTGGGGTGACCCGAAACTTTAGGGTTCCTTTGGCGGGCATTTGGTCTGCTCCCACTCAGCGGGGGTGAGGTGTTTCACGGGTCCACCTAGCGAGCAAATCATAAAACAGGTGTCGCCGTTTTTGGATGGGCAAGAGTTTATAGCAATTTCGCTATGCCCGGTCAATAGCTCAAGCAAATAGATAGCCATAAGCGCGGGCTTGTAATTCGTGCGACCGGTGTTTTCCATCTCCATCAGCTCGGCGATGTGAGCGTGAACCTTTGCCGTAGTTCTAAAGCCTCCGTGATTCCCGCCGCGCTTATGCACTCGCATGATTAGCCCTCATGGAGTTCTTGATGAGCTGCGCGGTGACCTCGGCTAGACTGCACGCTTGTGGATTCCATAGCTCGATGACATTCCCGCAGGCAGTACAGCACACTTGATGCATGTCGTTGTAGCCCAGGGCCTCGGGTGGACAACTGCAGGCGGCCCGGGCTTTGGCTGCTAGGTCCGCGGCGTAATCCAGGGTGCTGTTCATGGGCGCAGCTCCTCGGGTGGGGTTGGGTACTCGTAGTCCACATGGACGATGTGGCCGCAGGCGCAACGCGTGGTGTCAGTCCAGCCGCGAATGGGATCTAGGTGTCGTACGGGTAGGCGATGCAGGCGCTTGGGATGTGTGCAGGTCTTGGGGTCTGGCTTGGTGGGCTTTTGGGATGCCGGTGGTTTCTTGGCGAGCGCCAAGAATTGCGAAAGCTGCTTGACGAAGCCGCGCCAGGGTAGATTGCGGGCTCGCCAAAACGAATCATTGCAAAAGAGCGCATAGGCCTGGGCGAGATGGTCATAGCTCTCGCTCTGCGTGGGCAGTTCTGCGGCGTGGGGAGTTCCGGCGCCCGGGCTTGATTGGGCTATGGCTTCAAGACGCGCTTGAAGCGGATGAATCAGAGTGGGCGTTTTTGCTTGGTCTTTGGGGCTTGGCGAAGCCAAAGAGGTGTGTGTGGTTTTGGGCGTTGATTTCTCAGCGGTCGGCTTAACTAAGCTATGCGTCATACACACACTTTTCTTTTCTTTTTTTAGATGCTTAGAAGAGCTTTTACTTATCTGCTTAGGGGGTCCGTTTTTGAGCCCCCTCAAATTTGTGGTAGCACAAAAACGAGCCCCCTTAAAATTGGGGGGCATATCAAGAATACGCCATATTCTAGGCACACCTTTCTGGCCTTTGCCCTTGCCGGTGCCCTCGGCCTCAAGCTCGATCCATCCGCCATCCACAAGCTCATGCTGGGCTTGCTTGACGTTCAGGCATTGCCTGCGCGTAATGGTGGGACGGTCGGCATACATGCGGGCGGCCAGGCCCTTGATGCTGGCGCGGCTCTCGGGGCCAAAGCTCCGCATGATGGCGTATAGGGCCTTGGCCTCCATCGAGAGCCGAGATGCCAAAAGTTCCACCGGGACCTGCGCCCATGCCCGGAACCGGATTTGCCGCTCTTGCTCATGCTCGTCTATCATCTGGCCTCCAAAAGTGCGTCGCTCGGGCTGGTATATCACCCCAGGCGCTAAAATGCAATCAAAGCCAATCTAACCCAGCGGCGCGGAAACTGCGCCAGTTGAGAATTCGGAACAAGCGCACAATGTCATCCGCCTGCGCTGCGGTGATGTAGGCGTGCTCGGTGCGCGATTTTGGCAGCCCGTATATGTTGACAGGTTTGATTTTTAGCGCGGGCAGGTAGCAGGCATTCACGGCCGCCTGCGATATGGACCGTTTTTCCCCTGGCAGCGTGAGGCGCGGCAGGATGCCGGGTAGCGGGACCAATTTGTGAGTTTTGTTTGTCATGCCGCCACTATATAGGGCAGTAGGGGGAGCGTGTCAAGGGGGGCGGGGAAAAATATATCCCAGCGTTGATTTGTTTTGACAAGTTACGCTAGCAATGATATAGTCTGGCCATTAACCGCGGCGCCCGCCCGGAAGTGGCTCCATCGTGCAGCCCTGGGCGGGCATAACATTGGAGGCATGACAATGACCAAAGAGTTCCGCGGCGAGTTCGGCGACATCGCCGAGACCCTGACTGAGCAGCACGACAATATGCAGAGCGGGGCGCGCCTGCATTGGGCACAACTCTCTGCCGCTGAGCAGGTGGCCGTCGGCGCGGCCAGCAACGCGCTCATGGTGGCCGCGCAGAAGCTGCGCGCCGTGGCTTGCGGCATCTACGCGCCTGCTGGCCAGCAGCCCATCGACAAGGCTTGGGCTGCCGTGCTCCCCCCCCTCAAGGAGACCGACAAATGAGCGACACAGCAGATATCATCCTGACACCCTCGCCTAACCTCGCCAGGCCGCTTGTTATTCTGCCCGCCACCACCATCGAGCAGATACAGGCCATCATCCGGGGCGTGGCGAGTTTAAAAATCGACAGCATCGAGGGCTACAACAAAGTCGCAGAGAGCGTCAATAATCTGCAAAAAAGCAAAACCCTGGTCAAAAAAATTTGCATGGAAAAGGCAAAGCCTTTCGACGCCGAGGCCGACCGCATCCGGGGCGTAGGCAAGCCCATCATTGCGGCCTGTGAGAGCGCCATCAATGCCATCTCGCCGCAGATGGTGGCCTACAAGCGGGAGCAGCTTGAGGATGCCTTGACCC